TATAGAAGAAAATCAAGAAGTAATAGCAGAGCATTGGAATAAATTTTTTAATAAATCAAAATAAGTGGTTATGGAAAATATCATAGTTGAAAAGGTATGGTTGACTGATACGGAGGTATGGATACGTACCACTGACGGGAAGGAGGCATGTGAGAAGTTTTCAGATTTCCAAAGGCTGAAATGGGCTACTCCTGCGCAGCGCGCAAATTTCACAACGAGCCATGACGGAATACATTGGAGAGAGCTTGATGAAGATTTGAGTTTTGAGGGATTCTTTCGGGAAAGGAAATCTAATCCTCTTTATGATTTATTTATAGCTCATCCTGAATTGAATGCTGCTGCCATAGCACGACGTTTAGGTATTTCTCAGAGTTTGTTTGCTCAATATGTAAGCGGAACAAAGAAGCCGTCTAAGAAACGTTTTGAAGATATTATAGAAACAATACGTTCAGTAGGGCGTGAATTAATGGCTGTACCGGCATAAGTTACAATACTTTATTTAGGCGTGATTCCATTCGGTTTCACGCCTTTTTTATACCATTTTACGACAATCGTTTCATTGTCGTGTATCACCTATCTGATTATTTCTCACCTTCTTTATAAATAACGAAATTTACCGTAGAAATTTATAAATCAAATTCATACGGTATGACAATCTTAGAACAAATCTTGGCAGGGCTGCAACAGAAGTTTACTGGGGTGGACACTGCTATCTTAACCCGAATTGCCACTAAGAAGGCAGAGGGTGTAACGGACGAGACAAAGGTAAACTCCATTGTTGAGGGTATCAGCTTCTCGGACGTGCTAAATTCCTATGGTGATTTCCGTGCCGGGGATGCTTCCAAGACCGCAGTTTCCAACTACGAGAAGAAACATAACCTTAAAGACGGTAAGTCAATTGAGAATCCTAATCCCAATCCTAACCCTAATCCGAAGCTGGAAGATAAGACGGACGACATGGCGGCTATTATTGCTAACGCAGTGAGTGCAGCCGTTAAACCTCTTTCTGATAAGCTCGCTCAATTCGAGACAGAGAAGTTACAAGCTACCCGGCAGGAGCAGATTATGGCAAAGGCAAAGGAGTATGGTATTCCCGAAAACTACGCCAAACGATGCGCCATCAAGGACGATGAGGACTTGGACGCATATTTCAAGGACTTGAAGCAGGAGTTCGCAAATGACGGCTTCAAGGGCGTAACCCCTCCCGAAACGGCAGAAGAGAAGATTGAGAAAGAATCTGAATCTATCGCTAAGATGATTGACGAGGGAACGAAAACTATTGTTGAACAAAACAAGAATTAATTATGTCAGCAGGATTTAAGTATGACTTAGTTCCGCCCGTTGAGCAAGAGGAACGCTACGATGTCCAGACCGGTATTCGTAGACGTGGCCCGTTCAAACTCGACACGCAGAACCTGGTAGTGGGAAGTTTTCTTCCCGGATTTACACCGATTTGTGCGGACTTGAAAAATAAGTTCGCATACACGGTAATCAATGTGAGAGTAGTAGAAGCATACGCAACCGGTGACACGGCGTTATCTATCAAGGTAGAAAAGAACTCCCTTGCATACGTTGGCATGTTTCTCGGAAGCGGTACGAAAGGCGCGGAAGTTTCGGCTATCGACAAGACAAATGCAAATTATGATGTCTTGACAATCAAGGCTGCTTTTGGTGAGAATATCGCCAAAGATGCTGTATTATTCAATGCGGTTGCAGTTGATGGTTTAAAGCAAAAGTATGTGGCTAATTCGGCTCTGTTTAACCGTACAAAGGTTGAGGACGGAATCACATTGGTTTCATTGCTTCGTACAGCCGCAGAAATTGAACCCTCAAAATTGGTTATGTCGTTCTCTGAGAACGATAAAGCCAACATGAAGGGATGGTTTGAATTTAACGAGTAAGGAGGTAGGATATGTTTTTAACGATTCAAACATTATTCGATGATGCGAACATTGTTTCCGCTATCATCAGACGTGTGAACCAGACACGCAAGGACACAATCTATTGGCAGCAGTATCTTACTTTCCGCAGAGTAACTACTCGTGTGTTCAAGGATTATATCGGTTCTGTAACCGGAGTTATGGCCGGCTCTATCAATTCACGTTTTGGAGAGAAACCCATCCGTGAACGTCGGAACATCGGTTCCGGATATGGTGAGATTGCCTATTTGGGTGATGCTTATCAGATGTCTATTGACCGTCTTTCCGAATTGCAGGATTTGATTGACAAGTTCAATGCAGCTAAGCCAGCCGACCAAAAGGCTGCAATGGAAGAGATTGTAAACTTCCTGGCAGACGACTACCGTCAGATTACCCTTGCTGCCCACAAGCGTATGGATATTATTGTCGGTGCGCTGTTGATGCTTGGTGAAGCCACCGTTTACAACAAAGACGCTGCAATCACTTCCGGTCAGACCAATAATAAACTGCTGGAGATTACCCTTCCGTTCAATTTTATCAAGCCGAAAAGTGGAGATGTGGTTGTGGACGGAAAGAATATGTTTATCTCTTATTTGAGAGAGAAACTTCATTCCTTGGCACCGGACTATGGCGTTTATGCCAAGATGGTTATGACTCGTGCATCTTTCAACAAGCTTATTCTTGGTTCATCTGAATTTGGTGAGCAGTACAAGATGATTCTCGGCAGCAACGAAATGAAGTTGAGTACGGGATTGGTTTCCTCTTCTTTGGCTTCCGAAGTGTTCACCGGCATCGGTCTGCCTCGCATCGAAATCAAGGAGGATTACGTGAAAGACCAGACGGGAAAGAATGTGCAGATTTACGCGGATAACCGTATTGCTCTGTTACCATCTGACAACATTGGTTATATGCGCCATCATACCCCGTATGAAGCGACAGACCCAGTACAAGGACGTACTTATATCCCGTCAGAGGGGCAGATGCTTATCTCCAACTACCGTGATAAGAACGGTCGCTACATGGAATATACGGCAGAGTGGATTCCGCAGATTTCCAATCCGGATTTGATTACTAATTTCGATTTGAGCGAAATTGCATCCATCCAATCAGCATAAGGAGGTAGGATATGAAAGTAAAGGTTATATCAGTTTTCCGCGACAAGTTCACCGGAAAGTATTATACTCCCGGTGAAATGATTGAAGTCGGTGAGGAAGCCCGTGTGCTGGATATGGAAAGCCGCAGACTTGCTGAACGGATTGAGGCAAAAAATCCCGAAGTGAAAGCCCCTGAAGAAAAGAAGGAGGTGAAAATCTCCCTCTTTGAAAAGGAGTTTGAGAAGAAGGCTTTGATTGATGCTTTGAAGTCTATCGGTGCGCAAGCTTCCGGCAATATGAAAGAGGAAACTTTTTTGGCTAAGGTTGCAGAACTGGATGAAGAATCAACAGCCAAACTGAAAGAAGCATTAGGTATCGAGTAAAAGGATAGGGTAGTGCTTCTACCCTTCCATTGTCTAATTTTATAAATCAGAAAAGAAATGAAGAATTTTATTTTTGCCATGTGTGGCTTTTTAATGATGTCTTTGGTTTCGTTGAGCGTGCAGGCATCAAGTGTGGAATCTCCTAAGTGTGAATACGTGAATCCATCGGTTGATGTTGGTCTGCCGGATATTCAGTTTATCACTTTGGAAACGGCTCCGGCTGATTGTGTTGTACTGACCATGACGCATCCCGTGTTTTTGGTTGCAAATAACCCGGCTATGATGTGTTCGATAAAAGAGGGAATGGCTATTCAAGGGGTACGAATTAATGTTCCCAAATGTCCGTTCAGATACATCTATAAATCTAAACATTGTACGCATTATAGCTATACCGCATATAGTAAACTGATTACACCATATTGAATGATATCAGCCATGAGTAACAAGGAGTTTGTATTAAGCGTATTTGATAAGAACACCCCGTCTAATCTTGTAGTTGAAAATATACTTTCAAGAACGGGATTGGATGGTGAAGAACCTTTTGCCGAGGAAAATCGGGCAAGATTAGAGGTCGCTTGTGCAAAGCAAATTCCGTGGATGATACAAAATCCATCTTCGGTCAGCGAAAGCGGATTTTCTGTGTCTTGGTCTAATTATGTTGATAGCCTAATGAAATTGTACTCATGGCTGTGCAAACAGTACGGTTTGAAAGACGAACTGAGTAACAAACCTAAAGTGACTTTCTTATGATATTCGCTCCCCACATATTGCAGGTTAAGGTTATCACCCCGATGGATAAGGATGAGTTCGGAAGACCTATTCCCGGTACCGGTGGTGAAAGCTGGCAGGAGGTGTGCAAATGCCGTTGTGATGATGTGAGCGCGGAAAAGAAAGTATCTATCAATGGTGCTTTGTATGATTTCAAGTACAAGGTAGTCTTTGACAAGCCGTCAAAGGTTGAAGCAGGCGCAGAGGTTCGTTGTTTGAATGCCGATGGAAGCATAAGAGGTGAAGGAGTTGCTAAAAGCCCTTTGGAAACAAACTATTTTTCCTACAGAGTAATATGGTTGGAATAGATGCAGACTTTTCGGATGTTGACCAGTTCTTTGAGGACGGAACAAGCGAAGTCGTTGCTGGCATGAAAGAAGAGGGAGAGGCATTTGTTGAAGATGCAAAAGCTACCGGAAACTATCAAGACTACACAAAACATTTGAGAGAATCGAATGATTATGAGGTTAATGAAGATGGCTTAATTCTGAAAAACGAAGCTGATTATGCTTCATTCGTGGAATCCAAAGGATTTGAAGTTGCAGGAAGTGCAGCGATAAGGACAGAAAAAAGATTGAAAGATAGATTTGAACGATGATAGTAACCACCGACATAGGAAACATCCTCTACCGGGACTGCAAGATTTTCGGAATAGACATAGTACCAGCAGGAGAAACGCTGACGGGTGAATTGAAGTCCGAAAGGATTGTCATCCACACGAAGAAACAACAGCCGGGAACTTATTGGAAGAAATCTTTCGCAGAAGTGAATCTATGTGTACCCAATTTAAGCGAGAATGAAGCGAACACAATCCGGCTTAACGAACTTGAAAGAAAGGCTGGCAAGCTGTTTGATGATGTAGTAAGCACCTATGATGGTATGACATATCGTTACTCTATTGATTCTATCGGTACAGAAGCGGACACAGCTTTGAAGTGTCATTATGTGAATGTGAGAATTTTGTTTAATGTATTAAATGTAAAATGATATGATTACAGCAGTAGAAATTGACGAACTGTATTATGCAGAACCGATTAAAACGGTTACTACTCCAGCTGCCGGATTAACAGGCGCAGAAGTAGCCACCATCTTGAAAAACGCAGCAACGAAGCGGGTCAAGAATGTGCATGGTGACACGTATCAATACGAAGAAGCAGAGGCAAGTGTAACTCGTTACAAAAACGCTTTGACTGGTGAGTACTACCGGGAAACGTCTGAACCGGGTGAGGTGAAAATCAACTTCACCATTGGTGAGTATGATTATGCTACAAAGGCTGATTTACAAGGTGGTAAAGCCACAGAAAAGAATTGGGAAAGAGGCAAGTATAAGCCTATTCATAAATGTGTGATTGGTAAAACCAAAGACGGAGTTTATGTTGTGTTTCCGAAAGCGGCTATCAATGCCCGTGGCTCTAATACCGATAAGGCTGTCGGATTGGCTGTTTCGGCCGTTCCCCTTTCCACAGGTGTAGATGGATTGGCTTCCGAAAAGTGGTTTGACGAATCGGAAGTTGTAGTGCCGGAAGGTTGATAATTTTTCAGTAAAAGGATTGTTTTCAGATGGCGGTGGGTGGTTGCTCACCGCCTTTTTAATTTAATGTTATGAATAATCAAGCAGCAAAAACGGTTTCTGATGCCCTATTAGGGCTGGATTTTAAAAATGTAGGGATAGGTGGAATCGTTTATACCATCAAACCTCCTACAATTAAAATTATCTGTCGTGCCATTCATCATTTTTCCAATATCGCCCTGCGAGGAGATAATATCATGGAGGCTATTAAAGAGCTTCCTGAAGCTACTGAAGATATGTTGAAAGGTATTTCATGCTTCATCTGCGGGAATGATAGTTTGGTCAAAGAATTGGAGAACGGCACTTTTGAAGAAGTCAAAGATGCCTTGGAAGTCTGTTTCTCTATGATGGATATTTCGGCTTTTCAGTGTGTCAGCTCGATGAGGAACGTGTCGATGCTGGCAGCAAGACCGAAACAGTAGGAAACACAACGTTCTTCGGGCAGATAGCCCATTTGATTGACACGCTTCGTCTGAGTTATACAGAAGTGTTTGAGATTATCCCTTATCGGAATCTGCTGATGATGCAACGGGATAAGTTACACACAGTATATGGTGGTCAAAAGGTGAATAGAATCAGTGGTAAGGAATTGGCAAATCGCAGAAAAAAGAGATAAGTATGGCAAAATTATCAGAAAATAATGATAATTT